ATTCGAGTACCTAATCCGCACGTACACGAGCGAGGGCGATCTTGTGTTCGATCCGTTTGTGGGGAGCGGGACAACGGCATTAGCGGCGCGGAACACGAAGCGGCGCTACATCTGCGGCGATCAATCGCCTGAGTATGTGGCGATTGCGCGGGATAGGGTGAGGCTGCCCTTTGAAGCGCGGCGTATGCCCGTGAATGACGACGTGAGTCATCTGCCGATGTTTGCAAAGTAGGGTTAATCAAGTGAAAAGGGAAGTGGGGACGAGATGCAAATCACGAAAGCTATACTCAAGAAACAAATGCACGTTGAAAACGGTGAAATTTTGGAAGTTATCGACGTAAAGATGCAAATCAGCATTGAGCCGGGTGACCAGTATGAGGAAATTCGCACGCTGCTGCATAAGCGACTGGATCGGCGCTTCAACGAAATGTTTGAAGCCGAATTAGGGTTGATGCCTAGTCGCATCGAAGAGGGCGAACGCTGGCACCAACGCGGCATGTTTGAGGAGATTTAAGTCCTAAGACGGGCTGTAGAATGTGCGTTACACCAAGTAATAAAGTGCATGATCAGCGTAGGACTGAAAACAGGGAGAAGGCTTGATGCCTGACGAAACAACGCAATCGGCGGGGCAGGATGCCCAACTGACGAACCCCTCTCAACAAGAGGGACGCATTGAAGACCTGCCGGGGTGGGCGCAGAAGGCGATACGCGATCTTCGTGACGAAGCCGCGCAACGTCGAATCGCGTTGAAAACGGCGCAAGAGGAACAGCAGAAACGTTTGGCTGAGGAAGGTAATTTTAAATCGCTGGCGGAGCAATTGAGGGTCGAGCGCGACGGTTTGAAACCTTACGAGGAACGGGCGAAAACGCTGGAGATGATGATCCGTGAGGCGAATACGTCACGGATTGCGCGGGTACAGGAAGGGATGCGTAGTTTGATCCCCACTGATTATTCGCCAGAGAGTTTATCCAAGTGGCTAGACGCCAGTTGGGAACTGCTGACTGTCAAGCCCGCGCCGGACATCGACGCGGGGGCGGGCGGTGGAGGTGGGACGCGGGCGGTCATACTGACGGCAGAGGAACAAGCGCTGGCTCGCCGGGCGGGAATGACGGACGCGCAATACGCACAGTACAAGAAATAGCGCAGACAGAGGGGAACAATGCCAGATACTAGTTTAGGATTCCGGTTTCGGTATCGGTTGAGCGGGCAGCCGCCGACGATCCAAACTTTGACGTTCAAGGACACGGAGACGCTGACGAAAGGCGATCTCACCAACCTTGAAACGGGTGAGATTGACCTCGCGGCGACGAATGACACCACGCTGATCGGCGCGATACAGGAGACGAAAGCCGGGACGGATAGCGTCACAACCGCCAGAGTGATCACAGACTTTGACGCCGTGTACGGGGTGTATGATGCGAATGCGCGGCTTATTGGCGCGACGCTGGATTTAGCCGGGGCAACGGGCGCAATGACCGTCGCCGCATCAAGCAACGTTGATTTGATCGTCGTGGCAAACAGCACGGCGGCTGAGGAAACACTCGTCATGATCGCGCATGGTGAACACTGGCAGCAACCGTAATTAGTCGGTTGAAGCCGGATTAGACAGGGAGAAAAGCTATGGCTATCGTGACAGGCGCAGGGTCGGGTTGGGCAGATTTGCTTGACCCGACGGTAAAGTTTAAGGCGGACGCGGCATTTGTACGGCGTCAGTCGATGCTGCCGATGTTGTTCAACGTGCAGGGGTCGAGTGGGGCGCGTGAACAAATCTCCGGCGTGGGGGCAATCGGGATCGACGCCTGGAAGAACTACGAAAATTCGGGCATTACGCCGGAAGTCGACTTCGATCAGGGATACAAAAAGACGTATACCCACAAGGAATACAGTCTCGATTTCGGGATTTCCCGAAAAGACGCGGATGATTCCAACCTCGCTGAGGCGTTCCGGGTGGCGGAACGCATTGGTGACAGCGGATCGCTGTTTCGTGAGACGGAAGCGGCAAGCGTGTTCAACAATGCGTTTAGCAGCTCGTTTGTGGGCGCGGACGCGGTGGCGCTGTGCAGCGATTTGCATCCGCTGTCACCGCAAAAGACGGGCGTCACACAAGACAACAATTTCGCGCTGGCGCTGACTAAAACCAACGTCCGCACGATCCGCGAGGCGATGATGGCGTTCACGGATGATAACGGCAACAAGCGCGGGATCACCCCGAATTTGCTGCTCGTGCCGCCTCAATTACAGGACGATGCGATTGAGATCGTCAACAGCACTTTGAACCCTGACACGGCGAACAACACGGTTAATCCCATGTTTGGTCGGTTTCAGGTCATGCCTTGGCATTACCTGACCGACAGCAACGCATGGTTTATGATTGATTCCAACGAAATGAGGATGTCATTGGATTGGTTCAATCGTGCGCCGTTTAGCGTTGCGCGGCGTGAAGGCGATGACACGACGTTGAAGGCGTACTGGCGTGCGTACATGCGCTTTAGCTACGGCTGGAGCGGGTGGCAGTGGGTCGCGGGCAGCAACCCTAGCTAGTTAGCCTCACCCCTTAACCCCCTCCCCATTTGGGGAGGGAGTCAAATTGAAGGACGAGGCGTGCCTCGTCCCTACAAGAAAGAGGTTTCTATGACCAATCTCACAAAATTCCCGAACGGGGTGAGCAGCTTCGGAATGCCCGTTTTGCCGGGAGCGGGCGGGCTGCTGACAACGGGCAGCGTGTTCTTCGTTCACAGCACGGGATTGAATAGTAATGGCGGCACAGAGCCGTCAAGACCGCTGGCGACGATTGATTACGCCATCGGTCTGTGTAGCGCGAATAAGGGCGACATCATTTTCGTGATGCCCGGTCATGCTGAGACGGTCAGCGCGGCGGCGGGGATTGCGGCGGATGTAGCGGGGATCAGCATTATCGGGATGGGCAACGGGACGAATCGTCCAACGCTATCGTTTAGCGCAACGGCGGCAACGTTTGCGATCAGCGCGGCGAATATCACGGTGGCGAACCTGCGCGTCACATCGACGATTGATGAAGTGGTCAAGATGTTCCATGTGACGGCGGCTTATGTGACGCTGGACGGCATCGAACACTTTGAAACGGCAACCTTCCAGACGATTCAGTTTTTGTTGACGACCAATGCGGCGGATTACTTGACGGTGAAGAATTGCTATCACTATCAAGCGACGGCGGCGGCTGCGGCTCAACTGTGGATTCAACTGGTGGGAACGGACAACGCCCGCATCATCGATAACACGTTCATCCTTGCGCTGCAAAACGGCGCAACGTGCGCGGCGATCAATGCGACAACGGCGGTTGTGAACTGCGAAATTGCGCGGAATGTGATTTTGCAAACGGGCGGCACTTCGCAAGTGAGCGCGATTTTGCTGGTGGCGGCATCGACGGGAATTGTGTATGACAATCGTGTCGCTGCGGCTGTAACCACGCTGGCGGGGGCGGTTGCGCTGGCATCGGCTTATGGGGCGGAAAACTACGCGCTCAATACGGCGAACAAGTCGGGCATCCTTGACCCGGTGGCGGACACGTAAATCATGGCAATCCGGGCGCATAAGCTGACACAAGCGGTTGCTGCGGGCAGCGCGGGATCGGCGGTGGCAACGGTGACAAGCAATATCATCAGCGGGCTAATCCACGCGATCTATGTGGCGCAAGCGGGGACGCCAGCGGCGACGACTGACATCACGATCTCGATTGTCACCCCCGCTCTGGCGGTGCTGACACTCACAAATGTCACGTCGTCGGGGTGGTATTATCCACGTGTATTGGGTGATGGCCCAACGGGGGCGGATTTGACCGGATGGTATGATCGGCAGCCCGTCGACGGGTACATGACGGCGGCTATCGCACAAGGCGACCCGGCGCAAACGTTAGATGTGACGATTTTTGTAGAGGCGTAACCATGACTTTCACGTATAGCCCCTCAGCGACGCCAACCGATTTGACGCGGGTGAGATTTCACACGGGGCAGACCGTATCGGCGGAATCATTTTTGAGCGATGAAGAAATCGCCATGATGATCGCTGAGGAAACGACGTGGAAGCCAGCGGTGATCGCCGGGCTGAAATTTATCATCCTGAAATTGAGTCAGCCGGATTTTCAAGCCGACTGGCTCAAAGTGAGCAACGGCACGGCGCGGGCGGGGTATCAACTGATGCTAAATGAGAAGCGGCGCGAGTTTGGTATCTCTGCGATTACGGCGACGGCGGTGCATACGTATCGGGCGGATAGTTTGGCAACAGAAGCGCCGGATTATGAATCGACTGACGATGAGTAGCCTCACCCCCGACGTGGGGAAAGACGCCTCACCCCCGACCCCTCTCCCAAAAGCAGGAGAGGGGAGAAAAGAAGTGGGCGATGGGAGATAGAAGGTAGCTTATGCCAATCATCAGCAGCCAAGTGCTTGCCATGATCCGACGTGTGACTGAGACCAGTTTCAGCGATACGTGCCTGATCGAGCGCGAGTCGAATGCGGTAGGGACGTATGGCGAACCGACGCATCAATGGGAGGTCACGGCGGCTGATAAGCCGTGCAGGTTGATCTCGGTTGGGGCGCGGCTGGGCAGCGGGATCGCGGAAGCGGGCGCGGCGGAGTCGCTGGAATATGAATATCGGTTGATCGTGGCGCAGGATGTGACGCTGGCGGTGGATATGCGGGTGACGATGGGCGCGCTGGTGTACAACGTTGTGCGGATTGAGGACGCGCTGACCGATGAAGCGTATCACAGCGCGATTTTGCAGAGGCGGGATTAGATGACGGTCAGGCTGAATAAAGCCAAGCTGGAACGGTTGATCAGGGAGACGCCAGAACGCGCCGACCAGATGCTACGCGGCGTGGCGACGGAGATAGTCAACGATATAGTGTTGAGCTTCGGGAGCGGCGTGTCTGCTGCGGGTGATCCGCCGGGCGTTGATACGGGGACGCTGCGGGCGTCGATGCGCTGGTCGAAAGACGGGGAGCTGCGCTATCTGGTTCAGGACGGCGTAATCTATGGGATTATGCTGGAATGGGGTACTGAGAATATGGCGGCGCGTCCGTTTGTGACCCCTGTGTTTGAGGAATGGCGTCAACGCAAATTCGCGGACTATGTGCGAGACTTCGGGGTAATGCGCTGATGGCTGAGGTCGCACTGGATGCGCTGTACCGGACGGTTCGCAACCGATTGATCGCATCGAGCGAGATTTGGGGGGCGAAAGCGTTTCCCGACCTTGCGCCCGCGAAGACCGAGCGTCCGTATGTGGTGTTTAACTACACGGGCGGCGGCGAACTGAATGCGCGGGTGAGTCAGGATGCGGAGATCGTGCTGACTATTAAGATCATCAGCACGGAATTAGTACAGGCGCTGTATGGGGTGCAGCGGATCAGCAGCTTGTTTAATGACGCGGATTTGTCGAGGGCGGGGGCGTTGGACGCGGGCAGCGAGTGGGTGATCATCCACGTGAAGCAAGAGCAAATCGTCCACATGGTTGAGATGGTGGGGGGTGAGCGGGTGTATCACGACGGCAATCGGTTTCGCTTTAGGATGGAGAGGATTTAGACGATGGTCAGTTACGCAGAAAATACGGTTTATTTGACGATGGGCGGGACGGCGGTACAAGCCTATTTTAAGGATGTGCAGCTTTCCCCGTCTAATTCGGCGGTGGATATTACGACGGGTGCGGGGGTGGATCATGTGCAGCGTGCGCCGGGTCTGAATGACACGAGCATCTCGATTACGCTGGCGTATGACCTGACGGACGTACAAACGTACATCCAGAAGATCGCGGTGGGGCAGACGATCAGCATTGAGTACGGACCCGAATCGAATGTGAGCGGCAAACCGCGCCACGTCCAAAATTTCGTGATCACGGGGTCTGATCATCAAGTCAGCGTCGATAAGTCGGCGGTCACGTTTAACATCGGCGGTGAAGGGGCGGCTGCGCCCAGCGTGGATATGTTCACGGGTGGGGTGTACAGCTAGACGAGCCTCACCCCCGACGTGGGAAAGACGCCTCACCCCCGACGGGCGCAAAGAAGCCTCACCCCCGACCCCTCTCCCAAAAGCAGGAGAGGGGAGACAAGCAAAGAAAGCGAGAGGAATGGGTATGACAGACGAAAATAGGTGTACAGCTAGACGAGCCTCACCCCCGACCCCTCTCCCAAAAGCAGGAGAGGGGAGACAAGCAAAGAAAACGAGAGGAATGGGTATGACAGACGAAAATAGCGGGATTGTGATTGATCGCAGTCGCATCACGCACAAGCAAGCGAAACAGGCGTCTTTGTTGCAGATCAAGGCGCAGCGGGCGCAACGGGATTTTGACCTTGAGGCGGCGAGGGAATGTTTCGAGGAAGTAGATCGTTTCCTGGCGCAGATCGTGGCCGGCGTGCCGGAGGGTTGGCTGCCAAAAGGCGTCAAGATTGGTGACGCGGGCTGGTTGGATGCACTGAGTCAAGACCACTATGAAGAGATCATGGCGGAGGGCAATGCCGATCAGCCGGGAAAAAAAACGGACTAGGGCATTCGATTTGGATGCACCGCAAGTTTCCCAAACAGATCATTTTTGACGAGGACGAGGTGTGGCGAATCAACCGAATCCGAATCGCGAAATGGTTGGGCGTAAAACCGGACGAGATTGATAGGATGCCCGCCAGCGACGTTGAGGACATCATGGAAATTATGTGGTCGGACGAACAGAAGTGAGCGAAGAGGCGAAAGCCTCTTTTTTGATTCTAGCCTCACCCCCGACCCCTCTCCCAAAAGCAGGAGAGGGGAGACAAGCGAGGGCTCTTATTTCCCCCAGTTGGGGTTGCCGACTTTGCGCGGCGGCGTGTCAATCCACGCCTGAAAGTCGTCCCGCGTAACTGCCCACGCAGTTCCTATTTTAGTTCCGCGTAGCCGTCCTCTCTCAATCGCACGCTTAACTTGATTCGCTGAGACAACGCGCCCCATCGAACCAGACAGCGCGGCAGCGGTCTTTACACTGAGTATTTCCATTTGTCCCCTAGTGTCCCTGTCTCATCAGTGGCGGGTGGGTATCCGCCAGACCCCCGAAGGGGTTTCGACTAGGAGTGTGATTATTTCGCCTTTTTCTTGGCGGGCTTTCTATCCGCTGCGGCTGCGATAGATGCAATCTGTTCTCCCTGAAACCATAGTTCTTTGCCGCACGCCCATGTTACCCACGCGCTGTCAATATTGTGCTTTTTCAGCACGTCATTGATGTGCTTCGGTGTGTAAGATGTCTCCGCCAGCTTCATCCACTTGAGCGGGGCTTCCCAGTTATCGAGAGTATTTTCGCCCATGACTTGGATAATGCAACTAGGGGTGATATTAAACCCTGATAGATTAATCGCCTGTTTTTTAGCCATGTTCGTTTTCTCCCGTATCGTCTTGCACTCAATCAATATACACATTATATCCGACATCGGACATATTGTCAAGTAGACAAAATAAAGCCCCTATTTTCTAGGGGCTGAGGGAAGGCACTTTCTAGCGTCCGCGTGGGGTGACGCCTCACCCCCGACCCCTCTCCCAAAAGCAGGAGAGGGGAGAGGCGCGTTAATGGAACGGTGGCGCGGTAGGCTGAGTGGAATTGTGATCGGAGTCTCACTTTGTTCGGTAGCGCGGTTGAAGTCGCCAGTTTATTTGGAACGTTGGACTTACGCGATAATGCGACGGGGGCGCTGCGGCAGTTTGATGGGGCGATGGATCGCTCGATGCAGAAGATGCAAGGATTTGGGACGAGCATCAGCAACATCGGCGCGGGCATGACCCGTTTCGGCGGTCAATTGACGGCGGCGGCAGCACCGCTGGCGGCGTTGTTCGGGGCGGCTGCGGCGCAAGCGATGAACTTTGAAGCGGCAATGGCGAACGCGGGCGCGGTGTTGGGAAAAACCGCCGCGCAGATGGGGGCGATCAACGCTGAAATTCTTGCGCTGGGCGAGGTGTCGCTGGCGGGACCGCAAGGGGTAGCGAACGCTTATTACGAGATCGTGTCGGGGGTAGCCGACGCGACTACGCATATGGCGATTTTGAATCAAGCGATTGCGACGAGTGAAGCGGGTCAAGCGGATTTGACCGCGACCACGAGCGCATTGATCAGCGTAATT